CTTTGCCTTTGGAGATAACCACAGACCGTGAGGGGGATATTGCGTCCGTGGCTTAAAAATAACACCCATGAAACATTTCAGAAATAATGAGTGATGAAATTGCAATGCGATTGTTAATTTATTTGAGCTGACTCGAATAAGCTAACAATGCTGTTACAAACTTATACCCTCATCACCGCGTAAAAAGCGGGCCATAAAAGCCTCGGGTGGCATGGCACAGCCAAAAAGATATCCTTGCACTGTCTCGACCCCCGCCTCCTGCAGCCAGAGATACTGTCTATCCGTTTCGACGCCTTCCGCGACAATGCGCAGATTCAGGCCGCGCGCCAGCTGGATAATCGCGGGCACCATGCTGGTGTCATCCGGCAGCATATCGATAAAGACTTTATCAATTTTCAGGATATCCACCGGTAGCGATTTAATATGCTGCAGTTGACGCAGTCCCGCATAGCCCATACCAAAGTCATCCAGCGCAATCCGTACGCCCGCTTCACGTAGCGGACGTAGCAGAGAAATAACTGCCTGCGGGTCATCTACCCGACGGCTTTCTGTGACTTCCAGTACCAGCGTACCCGGTGCGATACGATAGCGCGAGAGCAGCGCCAGCATTTCCGCACCGCGATCATGATGCAGCAGCTGTAGCAACGACACGTTGACCGACAGCGGCAGCATGATCCCCTCGTTTTGCCAGGCGGCAAGCTGTCGGCAAGCCTCCTCCATCACCCAGTAGCCGACCGGGGCCATCAGTTCGCAGGCTTCAATGCGCTCAACCAGATCCCCCGGCAGCGACCAGCTCCCGTTCGCCTGACGCTGACGCAGCAGCACCTCCGCACCACACACTTCGCCGCTGACGGTATCCACCTGCGGCTGCAGCCAGATGGCAAACTGGTGGTTATCAAGCGCCGTCAGAATATCGTGCTCTTCCAGCAAGCGGCGCTGTGCTTTTTCCATCTGTTGCGGATCGAAGAACTCAATCTGGTTTTTCCCTTTACGACGCGCGGTCACGGCGGCAGAAAACGCCCGGCGGTAGAGCTGTTCGGCATTCATTTCACCGTTAAACATTGCGATACCAACGCTGGCGCAGGGGCGCAACTGGATACCATGCAGTGGTAAACGTTCACTTAAGACAGTAAGTACTTGCTTACTTAATGTCATCGCCTGCCAGGGTTCGGTAATTCCGTGGGCCAGAATGGCGAAATCGTAGCCGCTTACCTGGGCCAGTACCATCTGCACCGGGATAATCGCCCGCAACTTTTCAACAAGGGTTAATAGCAGCATTTCACGCTGGGTCTCTTTCAGTACGCCAGCGGTATCCTGCAGCGTTTCACAGGCGACAATCAGCAGCGCCGAGACCTGCGGGCGGGCGACGGTTTGCTCCAGCATCGCCATCAAAAAGGCTTTGTTGGGCAACTCAGATACCGGAAAACGGGTCGATTGCAAAGAGAGTTCGTCATGCAGGCGCAGCAGCGTCTGCTGGTTACGGTTGTAGCTACGCACTAACATGCCGATTTCATCGTCATGATGTAAACGCGGCAGCGTGAGTTGATGGCCCAAACGCTCCTCATGGGGGACATCGTTGAGCTCACGGGCGATTTTACGCAGCGGACGCACGATCAGGCGGTTGATACACCATGTGATCGCCACGGTCATAATCAGCACCAAAAGTAAGTAAGCAGTCACTAACGTAGCCAGCGCGCTCATGACAAATTTATACATGCGGTATGAATCGGCCTGAAGAACCAGATAGGCCAGCGGCTGCGGGTTGGCCGGGCGTTCAAGGGAGTAGATAGGTAGTGAAATCTGTACCGGTAGTTCGAACATGCGGGTGATGGTGACCGGTACCGGACGTTCGGGAATAAAACTCATCCGCAGCGCCTGGAACTGATTGGGCAGCACAACATCCGCCCGGCTGACGATGCCAGCGGGCTGAATGCGACTAAGAATGGCTTCCGCTTCAGGGATATCGGCTTTCAGGATAGCCGCTGACAGCGGCTCGCGAACGGAACGCGCGATGCTTTCTAACTGCGTGGCCGTGGTATAGCGAGTCTGCTGAACAAAGTGGAACAGCAGAATAGAACAGAAGACCAATATAAACGCTATGGACACGCTCGCGACCATCGCCATCTGTTTAATTGTAAGTGAACGGCTGACGCGCAACGGGGTTCTCCACTGAAACTGGACGCATATCCGGTATATACCGGTCATTATCAGGATGATTATATACACAAATTGTTCGCTTACGCTCACAAAGCCTGAACCGCACGGACCCATAGTCCGTTAGCGAAGCACCACCGGGGAACAAACGGACTGTATTGCCAGAGGCTAGCGAAGTTTGACGAGTATACGCGAAGAGCGCCGTGGAGTGACTCCCTGTCGTATAATTCAACCTAATCTGCTACCCGTCGGCGTAAGGTGATTAGACGTGAGATAAATACACAGTGATATGCAAGATAATTAGGGGATTTATCGTTGGTCGCCGGGATATATCTGGATACGTTTGTAAATCATTTTCCGTATGTGAAACATCAAGTGAGTGGGACTCACTGGGAGGAGATGGGACTCACTTGAACGAATTAATGTAAAACCGTTGCAGTATGTGAAATAAAAGGGGCACAGCTACCCCTTTTGTCAACCACCCCAAAAGAACTTATTTCATAATATCTTCAGCTTCATTTTTAAGGCTACCGAGTTTCTTTCTGGGAGAGTATTGATAGAGTTAATTCTTGCTATTAATCCTCCGACTCGGACTGTGCCTCTTTTCCCCAATCAGGTATACCATCAATCTCCCTAAATCCAGGGAGATTATATTTTTCACGCAGGTTAATAATCCTACATTCTATATCATCAAGCGTTGCCGCCATTATTGAGAAATGATTAATTCCCGAGCGATCAGTATGTTCGAATAATGATTTAAAATTGCATTCCAGTTCAATGATTGAACTAAGCACACCATTTTTAAAACCACAGGTTTCAGTTTCAATTGCCACTCCTTCTTCATCGGCAGTTTCCGTTGAAGAACGGCGAATCAGGCGGGCTTTAAGCTGTTCTCTCTCTGTGCTCATCACGTTAATTACTTCTTTTTTCTCAGCAAGCATCTGACGGCTAACTTCGAGGTCTGCCTTTAGATCTTCTTTTTCTTTTGCATGTTTGGCGATCATCTCTTCGGCCAGTTCAAGCAGCGCGGTTTTGTCGCCTTCTTTGGCTACTTCAATCAGGGCGCTTTTCTGGTCTTCCGGCAGGCGGCGGAACTGGCGTAGCTCACGATAACCGATCCCCATGCGGGACATTGATTCCAAGGCTTCTTCACCGAAAGATTGCAGGTTGTTGATATCTTCATTGGCTTTAGCAACTGAAGTACCTAAAATCTCGCAAAATTCCTCCCATGTACCATTTAAACCTCGACCGTCGAGGTTTTTCATTCCCTTAAGTGATTGATATAATTTATTTTCTTTAACGAAGGCTAGTTTTGAAACCTCGACCGTCGAGGCAAATCGAGCAAAAGCCCCAGCCATCTGAGCCTGCCCCAGTAACTGGTTCAGCAGGTCGCGTTCATCATTCATCTGGCTGCTGACTGTCGCCATCAGGTTCTGGGTGGCTGCCAGCTCGGGATTTATAGCCATATCTGGAATCAAATCAATCGTCGGTGCTTTTTTTCTAGCCATGAATAGCCTCTCTTAAATACTGGGTGAAGGAGCTGGCATTACTTTAAGATACCCCTGTTTATAAGCTCCTTACGTAGTGTTCGTTTCATCCATCCAGCGATAGAGTTATCACAATCTTGTCTTCTCGCTTCCTCGATAGCATCTCTCAATTCGTTGTCTAGCCGAAGCTGAAATGGTGCACTAGCCTTTTTTGTACTCCGTTGTGTTGATACGGAGTTCCGACGGTATGTGACAAATATCATTTCAAAATACCTTTATTTATTAAAATATTACGCAGATCATCCTTTAGGTTCAATTCCTCTACGTCGAAGCTCGTTTCTGGCAAGTTCCTTAAGCCAATTGCCTAAACTGACACCATCAGATTTCGCTGCGGCATCAAGTTGTTCACGTAGATCAGGTGTAATACGGACATTAAACATCGGAGCTTTCCCAGCACCTTTTGAGCCTTTGTCAAATTTAGTTTTCATACTTGAAGTGTATAGACCTTTGATGTAATGTGTCAACTAAAGGTCTATACACTATAACATGTGTAGGGATAAAAAAAGGCCCTGAAAGGTGATGCAACACCAGACAGGGCCTAACCACCACCGTTAATGAAGGGTAACGACAATGGCTAATCACGATTCTAACCGCAAAGGTGCGGTAAACCAAAACGAAACGAACAGCAGGACTCATGGCCGTCACGTCATGACACCTGAAATCCGCAAGATTTATTGCCGCCAGCTGGTTAAAGTGTTGCTGCGTCATGCCACTGAGGCCGAAGTGCTGTACATGGCGGCGGGTCTGGAGGGTATGGGGACTGTGATGACCGGGCGCAAATACGGCGCGGCTCTGGTGCTTGAGCATCAAAAGCGCCGGGATTATTGCATTCAGTGCATCGAGGTGCTCTCCCGCCACGCCACACCGTCACAACTGAACGAAATCAGCGTGGCTCTGGATTTATTTGTCGCCAAGATGCTGGCAGAGAACTATCGCCCCGGCCTCAACTCCGCTGCCTATGATATTTACTGCAACTGCGCAATGCAGGAACGGGATATCAATAGCCTTGCGACTAAGCTACTGGACAGACTGCAAAACAGCGCTTCCCGTAACGGAGGTCATAGCGATGAAAAATAAAACCAAAAACGGTGCCGCAGCTGCCGAATTCATCCCGATGAAAGATTTCTCTAACGGTTGTACTGACGATGTATTATTCGTCAATGGAAGCGTTAATACATCCAGCCTGTGGGAAGCTACAATGTCCCGTTTAATGGCAATAAAAGACCTGCTGGAATTTAGTTCGTCAGCATTGATGAAACCCGGACAGGTTAATAATGAAACTTCCATGCTGACTGATTCAGTACTGATTTTAATATCAGATGCAGTTTCAATTATGAACGTTTTGTATAAAAAGATTAATGCACGGTCCGAACTGGATAATGAAGATGATAATATTCAGGTTGGTGCTGAGGATTATGTTTATGTTCTCAATGACGCTGAAATGGAAAAAATCCTCATAGCTAAAGATATGGTGAATGTGTTCTGTAACCTGTCCGGGATGACGACGCGGGATGTTACCATTAACGGTAATTCGTTCTGTTCCGCCATGGGCCATATCTTCGATGAAATTGAGGGAGCTACACGAGATCTTCCGAGGGTTCCTCTGTCTGTTGTATCCGGTAGTATAATTGAGTGACCGCCATCTTGGTGCCGGGATTGTCCGGCACCTTTCCCTGTAACGCCCTGTAAGGCGCTGGCTCATCTGAGCCAGCAAAGATACTCCCTGAACTCCTGAACCGTATTATAATACGTTTTAATACGGTTTCCGGGCATTTTTGCTCTAAGGTCTGGAAAGCACCTGACGCTTTTATAGGTTTCAGCGTAAGGAAACCTGCCCCCTAATCATTTCAGCCGCGTTATAACGCGTTTTAACGCGGTTTCCGGCCATTCTGACGACCACTGCTGCCACTCACCCACGCTGTTTTACTGTTTATCCTCCCTCCTTTGATTTTTTGGCCCTCGGACAAACTACTTTGTTCACACGTTACTCAATACTTGGAACAGGGGCAAACTGGTAAGTTTATGTGGGGATATAAACATGAGAAAAATAAAACCTGGGAATATGGCTGTTAAAAGGAGCAAATTTTACACTGAACTTGCCGGGCACATTAGGTATTTCTGCGAGAGTAGAAACCTGCCGCAAGAATTCAATGACAAATTTACCGATGATATTGTGGAATTCATTGCTGTTGCATTCGGAGGGCAGAATATTACATTCCCTGTTGATGCTGCATATTACACAGGCTTAAGAGATATCGATATCTATAACGATTTTATGGTCGCAGGTAACTATTTCGAAGTGGCAGCTAAATATGGATTTACCGAGCGTGGTATCAGGAAGGTTATTGATCGTATAAGAGAGCAGCTTAAAAACAACAGAAAAAAAGAAGGTGCCAACTAATTTCTGGCGAAAAATATAACTGACAATCAATGCAGGGGAGCAGCGATGGCTGGCGATTCTAATCTTAATCTGGTCATGCGCATACGGGCTGATATGGCTCAGGCCAGCCAGTCGCTGAAAGAGTTATCCGAGGATATTACCGATACAGGCACCGCTGCTGCGACCAGTGCCCGTAAACTTGATGAACAGTCAAGGGCACAAGGTAAAGTGACGGAGACCGCCCGGGGGCAGGCTCAGGCTGAACAAAGCGTGGCGTCCGCAACATCGCAGACGGGCAATGCGGTTGGTCAGGCTGCAACGGAGTATGCAGGGTATCAGGCCGCGCTTGCCCGTACCCGGGCGGAGATGGGAGCGCTCCAGAGTGGTGTGGGCGGCACTACCGCTGATATCAATGCACAGAGGGAGGCCCTCGCTGCGCTGGTTAACCGAATTGATCCGGTCGTTGCCGCTTATGGTTGGCTGGATGATATGCAGGAGCAACTGAATGCGTTCCGGGGGGCTGGCCTGGTCGGTGATGACGATTTTGAGCACTATTCTTCCCGTCTGAACGAACTGCGCCAGCAGGTGGAAAAATCAGCTTATGCCTCAACAGAGGCTGGTCGCAAAGAAGCGGCCGCAGCCCGGGAGGCCGCTCAGGCTGAAGCGCAGGCCGCTGCGACAAAAGAACAGTTTATCAACCGCCTGCGTGAACAGGCGGAGACAATGAATCTCACCACCTCTGAGCTGTTGCAGTATAAAGCGGCTCAACTGGGTATCTCGGCGGAAGCCGCCCCGTTTATACAACGTCTTTCCGAGCAAAGCGCCGCCATGAGCAAAGGCGGTATCAGTGCCGGGCAGTACGCACAGGCCATGCGTTATCTGCCGATGCAAATCACGGATGTGGTGACGTCCCTTGCCAGCGGAATGCCTGTCTGGATGGTTGCCATCCAGCAGGGCGGGCAGATTAAGGATTCTTTCGGAGGGATAGGTAACACGCTCAGGGCGATGCTGAATGTGCTCACCCCTGCCCGTATCGCTATGGGTGGCGTTGCCGGTGTGATGGCTGCTATCGGTATCGCGGCTGTCACAGCAACTAATGACCAGGAAGAATTTAACCGTTCGATCCAGAAAACCGGTAACTTTGCCGGGGTGACGGCTGACGAACTGGAGCAGATGGCCCGACAGGGTGGCGAGTTGCGCAGTAACTACGGACAGGTTCGTGACATTCTCAACGGTCTGGTCAGTAGCGGCAAGTTCACCGGGGAAACGCTGGGCGCAGTATCACAGGCCGCCAGTACGATGGCAGAGCTGAGCGGTAAGTCAGCGGACGAAGTTGTCTCACAGTTCCTCAAAATGTCTGACAGCGCAGCATCATGGGCGGCTAACACCAATCAGCAATACCACTTCCTTGATCTGGAAACCTACCAGCGTATTCAGTCTCTTGAGGAGCAAGGGAAAAAAGAAGAAGCCATTGAACTTGCATCAAAATCTTTTAACGATGCGGGCCTGCAACGTCTCCGGGAAATGGAGAAGCAACTTAACTGGGTTGCCAGAGCGTGGGGTAACGTCAAGGATGCGGTAAATGATGCCTGGGAAGGTATTAAAGGCAAAGTTGCCAGTGCGTTGGGTATCAGCACGCTTGATGAGCAGATTGCCACGCTGGAAAAACTTGTTGCAGACGGTGGTTACTTTGCGGGTAAAGAGTTCATGCCTGTTCGTCAGTCTGACCGTGATGAGCTGGCACGTAAGAAGCAACAACGCGATGAGGCACTTAAGGCCGCCGAAACAGAAGGGAAGCGTAAACAGGCCGATGCTGACACTATTTCTGCTGCTGACAAACTGCGTAACCTCTGGAAAGGCAACCGCACCGAAATGGAGAAAACAGCGGATGCGATAGAGGAAACCCGCAAGGCCTACGAGACAATGTGGCGTAGTGCCAGCGGACGCAAAACCCTCCAGTCTCGTGGTGTCACCTCCGCCGATGGCAAGAATTTTTCAGGGGGCCAGTGGGATACCGACGTCAGAGGGCTGGATAAGTCGGGGCAGAAAGCCGGGCAGTACAATAAACAGCTCCAGCAGACGCTGAACCAGAAAAAGGCCATTACCGAACTCGATCGCGTTGAGGCTGAAATACGCAATGGTGCACTGACCGGTGCCAGCAAGGGAGAACAGGACAAAGCACGTGCGCTTGCGAAACAGATAGATGCCGCCGAAGCGGCCCGTAAGGCTTCGCAGGAAGGTGCAAGAGCGACAAAACAGGAGACTGAAGAAAATCAGCGTTTTGTCGAACAACTTCAGAAACAGGCCAATAAAAGGGTTGAGGGTGCTGCCGCCACACGTGCGCAGGAAATAGCGACCCGCAATCTTACGGCCGAACAGCGCCGTCAGGCCGAAGCGGCTAACGCAGCCATCACCGCCCAGGAATTTCAGGGGCAGAACCTCCAGTTACAGCTCGAATATATGCGCGATACCGGTGATACCGCTGGTGCATCCCTGCTTGAGGTACGTAATAAGTTCGCTAATCTCCGGCGCGAGTTTGAAGCCAGCGGCAATACCGAAGGTCTGAGCTGGATTGACAGACTGATACCAGTCGCCGAAACAAAAATCCGTGTCGATGACCTTAAAAAGCAGCTGGATGACCTGTTCACTTACCAGTCGCAGCAGGAAACCAGCATTCAGGCTCAGGTTCAGGGTGGTCTTCTGAGTGAGATTCAGGGGCGGCAGCGTCTGGTTCAGCTTCACCAGGACGTGGGCGACAAAATCAAGGGCTACCTTCCGCAACTGAAAGAACTGGCTACTGCACCCGGTGAAGCCGGTGACAAAATTCGGGAAATGATCCGCCAGCTTGAAGGAGAGCTGGGTAAGCTGAATCAGGCCGGGAATGAGCTGACTCAGGCATTCCGTGACGGTTTGCAGAGCGGTATCGAGAGTTCGCTGATGGGGCTGGCAAAAGGAACTATGAACCTGAGCGATGCCGTCAAAAATCTTGCTCTCAGCATCGTCAACAGCATGGCGCAAATCGCCTCGCAGCAACTTGCGCAGATGGCTACCTCCAGCCTTATCGGGAGCAGCGGTGGTATCGGTGGTCTCCTTGGCAGTGTCTTCGCCGCTGATGGCGGTCAGGTTCGTGGCGCTGGGACGACAACCAGTGATTCTATCCCGGCGATGTTGTCGGATCAGGAATATGTTGTCCGGGCGTCAGTGGTGCAGCAGCCCGGCGCTCTCGCGTTTCTTCATGACTACAACCGCCACGGTATGGCAGCGCTTGAAGGCTGGCTCCCCCGCGTTCGTCATGCCACTGGCGGACTGGCAGGCATCCCGGCGCAAAATATGCCGATTCCGTCCTCAGTTCCTGAAACGGCAATGGCAACCCCCGCAGGGTCTTCTGTAGCTCCCATCAGCCTGCAACAACAGCTTGTCTTTGATGCTGGTGACGCCTACACCGCAGGCGCTCAGACACTGGCAGGACAACGGCAGTTCACAACACAACTCCGCTCTCAGGTGCCAACCCTGAAGCAATGGTTGAACATCAAATAATTTATCTTACAGGTGGTAACTCTATGGGCCAGACAAGAACATTTGAAATTATGTATCCGGGGTCTTTTACGTCATCTGACGGCAGAAAAATATCATTCAGTGCGCGGGATCTGAATGAAATGGCAGAGACGTATTCTCCTTCAAGACAGGTGGCCCCGCTGACAATAGGTCATCCGGCTGATAATAAGCCGGATTTAGGGCCGGTTCTTTCCGTCTTTGTATATAAAGAGCGGCTACATGTCACGGCTGATTTTGCAGACCCCCTTTTTAGTTCAATACAGAAAGGGTTATATAAAAACCGTTCGGCTTCTTTCTACCTGCCCGACAGTCCGGGCAACCCCACACCTGGTAAAATGTATCTCCGCCATGTTGGCTTTCTTGGGGCGGCAGCTCCTGCCGTTAAAGGCCTGTCGCCGCTCAATTTTGCCAGCGTAAATCCTTCTGCTCCTGTGGACTTCGCCAGCGAAGCCACTCCGGTAAACTTTTTTGATACGAACACTTGCGACACCCGGCAGACATTCAGTGTCAGAGCGCCTGACGGTGCTGTAAAACGCGCATTTTTGTGGCGTGGTGAAGTGCTTTACCTCCCTGATTAAACCTTCATATGAGAGAAACAAAATGGCTAAATTATCCCCGTTATCCAAGTTGAAAGATATCTCCGCCCAGATGCTAAATATCAAGCGCGATATGCAAAAAGAACTGACTGATATCCGTAAGAAAATATCTGTACTTGAAGATGAACGAAAAAAAATCAGCAATTATAGTCTGAGCCGTAGCGACTTATTAACGGCTGCTCTGGCTAATATTGACAATCTACACAATGAGCTTGTTAATAAGATGAAAGAGCAGATTCTTGTTACAGCAGACCGTACCCACCGTAAAGCTGACTTCGGCGGTACAACGGTGAGTTTTCTTGAAAGCGTTATGAAGGGAGTCTCCATGGAGAGGATGTATCTTCGGCTAACAGGATGTGACAACTTATATGCCAACGACACATACCTTCTTTATAATCATGAAGAGGTTAAACGCACCATCAAAAGCGCTTTTGAATCCATCGGTGATACTGAGTGGCCTGAGTGCACATCAGTTCCCGCAGCGGATTCGCTGGCCCGACTGGCTGAAATTGACAGTGAGGTTACTGTACTTCACCAGCGCGAAGGTGAGTTGATAGCGGCTGCAAATCTGGAGGGGATTGATATTGGTCAGGGGTACTGAGAGGCAGGCACCTATACTCTTCAGTAGATGAAAGCAATCCCAATCGTTTTAGTCAAAGCACTCTAAAAAGGGTGCTTTTTTGTAATTCACTTTCGTATATTGAAACGTTTTTTGATTCCAAATATCGCGCTTTTTGCCCCTCATTTATCGCGCTTCGCATCAGTAAGGGATCAGCAGCTCTGGTGGCATAGCCAAATCTCCCTGCCAGCAACGAGCTGGAAATGGCTCGCTGATCTATGATAATCAGGCAACACTAATAAACCGCGGAGTGCTCTACTCGCAATAAACGAAAAAGGCCGCAGGATTTTACCCCTGCGGCCCCGTTCGGGCGCATGCTGCCACTAAGGCAGGAAGATACCCACTGGTCGACGACTTCCGGTTATCCATCCAGCTCACGATGATGCTGACAAGAATGCCAGCAATCACCGGAGCCGCCAGATCGTCCCAGAGCAGCAGACCTAACTGAGCGAGCGTCATACAGCCGCCTTGTTGCAATGGCAACCGTTCGCGGCTATCCTCGAATTGTCCAGGTTCGAGAGTAGCCCCCGATACGTTGCCAGGTTTATACCAACAACGTGCGAGGGTTTTCTCTTTCCAGCAACTCATCTCTCTATGCCGCCGGGGTTCAAGCCCCCGCAACATTAGCGCCTCACCGGGCGAACCCGGCTTGCCGACGATTCTACGGCGCCCTTCAGATTTCAGCACCCGGCTCGACTGCGTTATTCGAGGCGCATTCCACAGTTTACGGCTGATCTTTATTTGCCAGCCACACCAGCAATTTCAGGCTGGCGGAGTAATAGTCATCCTGAGCGCTAATCTGAGGATCGGCCTGTTTTTCTCCGAGGG